CGACAGTTGATTGATGTCCACCGTGATAATCACCCCCTGTTGCTTGTGCTTCTGCATGAGATGAAACTGGATTATATGTAGGTTTCCAATTATCTTGGGCGGCTTTTATTTTTTCTTGTTCAATTCTTTTTTTCTCTCCTTCTCGAATTCGTCGTTGCATGTCTTGTTTTTTCTTATTCATAAATTGTTGTTGTTTGAAGTTCATCATGTGAGGATGAGCTCCTTGTGCTTGTCCATATTTATAACCTATATTTGTTTCTGGTATGCCTTTATTAGCATTATATTTTGAAAAGACATCCGCATAAATATCAGCAGCGGAAGTATTACTTGGATAATTAAAAGCTTGAGCATTTGCTTTTAAATCTTCCCAACTTTCTCCGAAAGGAGTTAAACCCAACGCTTCAGAAGTAAAAGTTGGAACCTCTCTAGCAAAACCACCTACATTTGCTAGTATATCACTAACTACAGGGACGCCACCTAATCTATCACTCATTAATGAAGTTGCAGCGGCGTGTCTTGCATCTGAAAATACACCACCACTTGTATCCATACCTGGATACTGTTCTGCGTATTGTGATTCAAGGTCTTGAAGAGTGTTATAGTTTTTATCTCCTAAAGCCCATTGTGTAATTCCCATTATCTTCTCCCGTCTGGTTGTACGTCCACTCTAAAGGTACCTAACTTCCAGTCCTGAGCGGTACTAGTATTAGCAATCTTTAAAGAAACGGCACGTGCTCTGGCACGAGTATCTACTTTAGTCGTACTCGAGCTAATTGTAAAGGGTCCTAACGAAGAGCTCGCCTGGGAACTATTAGGATAGTCTCTTAAATTTAATGTAATTTGGGTGTCTCCTGTCTGGGAAACAAAATCAGGAATGAATCTTCTAATTTTCATTAGGAATTCTCCATCGCCTTGGAAGGTTGCTCCACCTTCTTTAGTAACCGTTATGTCATAATCACCTGATTCTATATTAGAAGTAATAGCAGTAGTGGTACTTCCAACAACTTGATCGGTTCCTGTTTCATGTTTAAAGTAGGTAGTTCTGCCATCGGTATTTCCAACAACATCGAATGAAGTATCAGTACCGGCGTCATAAGAAGTGCCATGAGGATCTCCAAAAACAGATGAATCTGTCCAAGTAGTTCTACTTAAACTGCTCGTGACCCAGATGGATCTTTCAGGAGTAGAATCTAGATAGTTATAACTTACCATTCTATTAACAACAGTTGATCCTGAAGTAGGATAAAACCAGTATATTTCTCCAAATAGATTATTTAATCCACAGTTTACCAGTTGTTGACCTGTCGTGTTTATATCATCAAATACATAATCTTCCACTAAACATTTCATCGATTCTAGTTTACCAGCGTATTTAAAAAATCCATTTTCAGACATCCAGTACGCTGTACCATCTACCTCGATTGCAGCATTCATTCCAAGAAGTCCACAGTTGGTTCCAACTTGTGCAAAGGCAAATACAAAAGGAACTCCGACAAAACGCATAGTAAATGCGGCACTATCCGTCCAAACATAGGTGGCGTCTCTTCCTCTAACGGCTCCCATGATCCGTGATCCGTCAGCCAGTCTTTGTGAACCTGCAGTATTGGTTGAAGTAATAGCCCAGGTAGTAATATCTTCTCTATTGGACCATCTAACAAACATATCATCCTGAGTACTCGTATCTCCAACAGTCGTTTCAGTCCCAAATAGAACTAAGTGTCTATCAGGAGTTGAGACCAACATATCTCTGGATGCGGTTGGTGCTCCGCTGACAATAGTAGCTCTAGTAGAAGTAGCAGTAGTGGAATCTGAATCCCATTCAAAAATAGGACCATTATGAATTAAAGCTAAAAGTTTTTTACCAAAACTATCCAAGGTCCATAGACCTGGATCAATTACATAATCACCACTAGCAGCTTCCCCCCAGGCTACATAATCCGTGCTGTTGGTAACTGTTGCTCCATTCGAATGAGATGCTTTAGAAGTATTTCTAACTTCTCTAGTTACTCCTGTTAAAGTATTTCCACTAATTCCAGTATAAGAAATTTCCTCTGAATCAATTTGAACATAACATGTTCCAGAAGATGGAAATTGAGATGCATCGGTTAATACAATAGTTGTAGTTGCATCATTAATGCCTCCATTAAGCGTGGTTGTAGCTTCTCCCGAAACGGTACCTCCCCATTGTCCTAAACTCCATCCATAACCAGGAAGTTGAGTAGCCGGTCCTACAGGATAATAATGCTGAACTCTAATTCCTCCTGAAGTTGTAGCTCCCGATCCTGTTTCAGCAGATGACATAGTAATGGTAATGGTGGTTGAAGAAGAAACCGTTGTAATCATAAATTTAACATCATTAAAATCAGAAGCGGTATAATTGGAATTAGTAATAGTTGTAAAATTGTCTAAATAAATAATATCTCCCGCAGCCATATTATGAGGAGATGAAAATGTAATAGTTACAGCGGTAGATGCATT